ACTTGATAATTACACATTTATTCCCGGACGGTTCAGAGCCTATCCCCAAATAAATGTAATAAGGTGTCTGCTCTCCTCCATCGTCCCATAGCTTTTCACTCTCATTCAGACGTATACGCAAGCTCTCCCACATATTTTCACTTTTCGTAGTTTCTTTTGTTTCCCGGCTTAAATGAGTTTCAAAAGATGAATATTTCTGTGAGTTCATAAATGTGTAATTATCAAGTGTTTCAGAAACTCTTTTTGCCACAAACCAGTTCATGTCTTGTTCACGCACTCCAAAATATGAAGCCCCGGAATTGTTGCCGCTATAATCCCTTAAGGGGTCAATATATATCCTGCAAACACTCATATTAATCCCCCCAGCCTTTTTCATCTTCGGGTGTAGGACAATCATTACCAAAAGCGCCGGAACGGGCAAGAGCCGCTAAAATTCTAAGCATATCATCAGTTAAACCGAGTTCTCCGCTGTCATCTCCTTTTAACCAACCCTTATAATTTAAAAATCTTACTATTGGCCGAAATTCTTTCGGCATATTCTTATCAACATAGTTATATATCATATAACTGCTCATAGCGTTTAATCTGTTTTGATGTCCCATAACAGTCTGCATTATACTTTCGTATTGTGTCACTGTTAATCCCTCCTCAGTTATCTTGTTTACGTCTTCAACCTGTAACTTATTATCGCCAACATTGTTATTGGCGTTGTATTCATCGATATTCCCGAAACTGTCGTCAGTAAGTCGTATAGACATACCGGGGAATATCTGTGGTGGAGATACTCCCCTTTTTGCACATTCAGCATCTATGTTTTCTTTATTTATAGCGTATAGATAATCAATCAAATTTTGGTCTGCCCGTCCAAATTCTCTCATAGCTATAGTGGCTAAAGTGTCACCGTCTTTCACATCTACAACCCTGTTTATTCGCTTATCTGTACCCCGGACAATAGTATAATGCAATCCGTCTTCATCTTGCATAACGGTAGCGGTTGAATACTGTCTATATTTTTTAAAATTCAATTCGACTTTTACGTCTTGACCGTTAGTCGCTTCCTCGGTAACTGTATAATCTTCGAGTGTCACAGTTTCGTTCGTGTAATATGTATCTTCACCGCTAGGGAGTTCTCTATAAATATCAAGTTGGAACGGTAATAATTCGCTTTTTAAATATGCAAATAATTCTAAATAATGTAAAGGCGGAAGAAAACCATCTTCATAATTAGCGTATGGACGTTCTGTACACGGTAATTCAACCTCAAATGAAAACTCTTTCAATCCCGCTTTTTTAATAATATTTATTTCTCCGTCATCAACTAGTTCATACGTCTCATTTTTATTTACGATTTTAGTTGTAAAGGATGACGGCGGCACTGGTAATTTTGTTCCTGCCACAAAAAAAGAATAAGCCATTATGCTAATACCCCTTTCCACACAATTTCTGCGTTTTCTTCCATTCCTCTTGATAATTTCTTAATAAGATTATCAGTGCTCTCGCCATTTTGAACAACAATATCATTCTTTTGGGTTACAGTAACAGGAGCGTGAATATATGTACTGTTAGTAGTATTACTAGCTATAGTCTCACGCATTGCGCTGAAATCTTTTTTTCCTGAATAGTCCAGATTTGCTTTAAGGTCAGGCATTGAATTAGCCGTAACCACTGCACCCATATTAAGTGATGTGTTTTTGATAGCGTTTATTTGGTCTGCAAGTCCAAGATTAAATCCCTCAAATGTAAAGTTACCGAGTTCACGCATTACCTTTGACGGTGAATTTATGTTAAAGAATTGTTTTATAGCCCCAACCGCTTTTTCTCCCAACTCCTTAATCTTACTTGTAACACCGTTTATTTTATCCGCAATACCCATTATAAGACCGTCTATCATTTCATGTCCTTTTTGTAAAAATTTATCTTTCAAACCACCAAGATAATTAAGTATTTCCGTAAACTTGTCTTTGACATTGTTATATATTTCAACAACCTTATTTCTTACAGCTGAGAATATGCTGTTCCAGATACTAGAAACAGTGCTGAATATACTGCTTAATACGCCCGAAATTGCATTATATATACTGTTCCATATGCTCGACACTGCACCCCATATTGAGGACAATACGCCTGAGACGGCACTGTATATACTGTTCCATATGCTTGTTATAATGTTCCATATAGAGATTAGCACCCCTGAAACGGCGTTATATATTACGTTCCACACATTACTTATTACGTGAAATATTCCCTGCATTATGGTTGAAATTATTGTCCATATTATAGTGAATATCGTACTGATTAAATTCCATATAGCCATAACTATTGGAGAAATAGTATTCCATATAGCACCCCAAAATGTAGAAACAACAGTATACATACTGTTCCAAATGCTAACAAAGAAATTTTTTATCGCTGTAAATATTGAAACTATATTATTCCATAATCCGGTTACAGATGAAACAATACTGTCCCAAATTCCTTTGAACCAATTAGCTACATTACCCCATGCACCTTTTATCGATTCCCAACACGAAAGAGCCACATCTTTTATTTCATTCCAGTGCTCAACAACAAGCACAATACCAGCTACCAGCAAAGCTACAGCGGCTATAATTGCCACAACTATCCAAACTACAGGATTAGCATAAGATGCAATATTAAACGCCCACATAGCAGCAGTCATTCCACCAATAGCAACAGCAAGACCAATAAAAGCCGCCTTAACTATATCTTGATGGTCTAATACCCATGTTATGACGTTCATAATTACATCACTGACCATCGCCATTGCTTCAGCTATTTTACCTATGTATTCTTCCAGCTTTCCGTTATTTGCAAGCTCGTTTATTTTTTCAAGAACTGGCTGAAACGCTTGCATAGCTCTATTTTTAAAATTTGTCCACAACTGACTAAATGTTAATGGCATACTAGCAAATTTAGCGTTTGTTTCATCAGCACACCCTAATAGTGCATTTTTTACCGTTTCAGCTGTTATTTGTCCTTCTGCTGCCATATCTCTGATACGCCCTATTGGCACACCCATATAATTCGCTATACTTTGAATCAATGTAGGCGCTTGTTCAAATATACTGCGTAGTTCATCGCCCCTAAGAACTCCGGATGATAGCGCCTGTGTTAATTGCAATGTTGCATTTTTTGTTTCCTCCGCACTCGCACCGGATATAACAAATTGTTTATTCACTTGTTCAGCAAAATCAACGATTTGTGCAGTGTTTTCAAATGCGTCTTTTGCATTTAGACCAAGTTTGGATACTAGGTCAGCCGTATCTTGATATGAACCTCTGGACTTTTGGGCAGAATCAAAAATTCTATCTTGCAATTCTTTAGTGCTTTGAAGTCCATCATTCATTAAATCAAGCCGAGCCTTTGTTTGAGACATGGTATCAGATAAGCCGATAATTTGTTTTACTCCCATAACAGAGCCTACAGCCGCCGCTACTTTTCCTAACACACCAACCAGACCATTACCAGAAGAGGAACTTTCTTTCATTGATGTTGCAAGTTGTTTAAATTTAGATATACCAGTAGTTGTTGCGCTTACAATTTTATTTTTTGCGTTTGTTAGGCTTGTCACAAGACCTCTTAATCCTTGAATAGATTGAGTTGTGGCTGTAGAAAATCTTTTGGTTGAGTTTACAGCTGAATTCATAGAGCTTGAAACTCTGGATATGTTAGCTGATGATTGACCAATAGTCTTAACAGCATTTCCGGCAGATGTTGACGCTGTGTTCAACTTTTTAGCGCCCTTTTCTGCTCCGCTCAATACCGTTTTTACATTTGTTAATTCAGAACGTGCAGCGGCAATTGACTTTGTATCTACAAGATTTCCAGGCATATTCTGCATTCTCTCAAATCCGGAAATAAGAAGATTCATAGCATTATACATTGATTTAATAGGTGCGGTAACTTTATCCTGTATTTCTATTGCTGTTTTCATTGTTTTTCCTATAATAACCACCCCCTATTTCTTTTTACTGTTCTTTTTATTAATCTTTTTTATCTCCTCCTGATTTATCTCAATACACGCCGCAATGAAAGCCTGTTCTTTTCGGGACAAATTTAAATATTCTCTAGGTAAAAGGTGGAGTTCATGCAGACAGTAATAAGCATAGTTACTGTCTGCGTCTCCACCTTTTATTAGTTTTTTGCTTCTTTTACCTCATCTTCAAATATTTCATTAAAACCGTTTACATCTAATAATTTGTTAGAAAGGGCTGTGTACTCTCCGCTTGTCAACATGTTTCCCAAAACATCTTCCGCACAAGAAACGCCGTAAGCGTCCTGTATGTCAATCTCGTTCAAATCCGGCTTAACAACACATTTTGCCATCATCTTCTTTGTGTATAAAGCAGCATCTAAATCAAGACTTGACACCCCTCTTCTGCTGGAAGCTTTTTTTATCATACAATCGGTTTGCAGCAATTCGCTTTCTTTTGCCGAAAGTGCTCTAAGTTCCCATTCTAACGGATTACCGTCATCATCAACGAATCTGTTGCTCACCACGAATTTTATATTTTCAACCTTCTTAGGATTCAAAAACCCTTTTAATGTTCCCATCTTTTTACCTCCTATTATTAGTTGTTTCTATTATTGTTGTTATTGTTGTTGCTATTATTGTTTATTAAAAATCCTGTCAAAGCAGTAAAAGAATGAGTAATCTCAAAGTCCTCAAATGTGAAGTCCATATCCTCATCAAGATCCCCGCCGTCAGCGTCAAATTTTGCTAGAATACCACCGTCTATATTACAGTCTTTAAGTGTTACTATTTGATACCCAGCGTCTGACGTTGGGTCACCGTTTTCAATTGTAATGTCAAAATAGACATCTTTTCCGGTATTCTTATAATCAGCCATCATTTCCCTAAATATTGAAGTGTTATAATGAAATGTTGCTGACCCTGTTCCTTTCCAGCCTGTAGATTTATTCCCTTTACCTGTTTTACCGAGTATCGGAATTTCTTCTTTTGTTTTTTCAAAGTTGGCTTCAAGATTAATTGCTTGCATAAAGTTATAACGCTTAGTGCCATTAGTTATGGTGCATTTTCCTAAGTTAGCTTGCAAACTGTCCTTAGCTTTCATCACCACATTATTTGCTATGTTATAGTCTTTTTCATCCATTTATTTTCCCTCCTTACGAAACGTAAACAGTCATATATAGCTGTCTCATAGCTTCAATTGTTGTAATTGTATCAGTAACGATTACAGAGCCTTTTTTATCTCCTGCCTCGACTGTAACATCAGAAGATGCAAAGTTTTCAATTGCTCTTATATTTCTCAAATCCTCGTGTATTTTCACAATGTCATTTTTTAGTGAGGCTCTGCCCATATTATCATTCGGTGATATTCCCAGATATCTTGTGTTAAAAAGAACAGCTATGTCATTAGATATTTGGTCTGTTACCCGTATAGTTTGGTTGCGTTTAAAATCTTCCGACTTACCATCGGTTACAGTTACAAGACTGTTAACATCATCAAGCACACGGGTTTCGTTTCCAACTCTATGGAACGCCAAAAACCCCGACTGAATAAAGTTAGATAACTCCGTTTGTGTATAATTAGTGTCAACGGTATATTCCCCGTCATATTCAACATTTGTTAAAGAGCCATTTACACGGCACGCCGCTTCTGCTCCGCCTGTCCAGTAAACTAATTCATGCGCAGATTCAGAACCGTCAGCGACCTTGTTAGGCACTCTAATACAGCCCTCATAATCTGCCGGAATTTCATTTTCTGGGTCATGTATAACAACCTGAAATTTAATACCGTTTTCGTCTCTTAATCGCTTCACATAGTTTACATACAATCTCTTATCTGTTGTCTGTGTCAATGTGCAAATAAGAATATTAAACGAATAAGATTCTAACGAATCCAAAGCCTTTTGTATTGTGGCTCCTGACGAGGTTCCCTTAGTACCACCGGATAAAGAACTCCCAGATGTTACGGTTGGTACAACATTCTTTTTAAAATCAACATAATCATTATCAACAAGTCCGTTGTTTTCTGTGCTTGCTGATGTAATTTTTTCTATTTGCTGAACATCAACAACCGTACTGTTATAAATTGTCAAAACATTAAGACGGTTTTCATCATCTACCGATTCTTCAATTTTTATTTTATATTGATTTCCAGCTTCGCCCGGATATTTAGCTGTAGCATATGTATTTGTTGCTTTTTTGCCGCCTTCGCAGATATTATAAAAATACACAGTGTTTGCCTTGCAAAATATCTCTCGTATATTTTTCATTTTTTCTGAGTTGTACTCGTAGCCGAACAACTTTACAGAATTCTTCTGAAAATCCGCAGCTGTTACTTCAAAAACTCCTTCAGGAGAATAATCAAGCTCCATTGGTACGGCTACATAACCTCTATCAGACAAAGCCGCCGTCGCATTGCCAGTTGATATTACGTTGATATATGAACCTGGCAGAACTTTGTTCATAGTCGTGAAAGTACCTCCACCTAACATTATTTTCTACCTCCGTTCATATATTTTTTTATTGCATTTTCAACTTCCGAAATTGTATAGTATTTCTTCTCATCTAATAAGACATCAAGCAAATCACGTCTATTTTTGTATTTTGCAGACTGCAAAATAACGGATTTATTATATTTGTCTTTTACTTCCATTTCATCCGGCTTTTTAATTGCCATATTTCATACCTCCATTAATTTCTAAATTATTCATATACTCATTATCGGTCTTAACAATTTTCATCGGCACGTCATAATTGACAAAAACATGCAACACATCCTCAACAATCTGGGAGTTGATATTAGACCCATACAAATAACTTTTATCCTGTACTTGAATAAATGTAAGGTTTGTCATCAATTTATCCGCAATCTCTGACATCTCAGACTGACTGCCTGATTTTCCAGGAAAGAAATGAATATCAAATGACTGTTCGTGATTATATCTCAAACCTAGTGAAACCCTGTTTCTGACAGATAAATTGACAATATAAAAACAGGGCTTTTTCAAGTCCTGTTTTATTTCCTTAGTATATATTTTATAATTTTCTCCAAACAAGCTATACAACTTATTTGATATTCCTGCAATTGTTTCATTAGTCAAATACTTCACCTAGTTTCTGCAATAGCCGTTTTTCTAGCAATTGTGGGACAATCCTTTCTATTTCTTTTTCAGCATTTGTCAGCATAAACCGCCCGGTTACCCAGCCTTTATGATTGGTTGTCCTGTGCCCATATTCAACATAGATTGCATAATCAGCTGTATTGTATATAACAGATACCCACACATTACCTTTCTTCTCTGCCGGCTCTATATTCCAAGCACGTTTTAATGTGCCAGTAGCTACAGGTGTATTTTTTTGTGTCATTCGTAACAGTCGTGCGGCAATTTCATTACAACATTCTTTTGCTAATCTGTCATATTCTGCATTTGTTAATTTATCTAGATTATCCCTAAACACTTTTAAATCATTAAAATTACAGCGTATCATTATACCCACTCCTCTACAAGAGACAATATAATTTCTTGATGATATGTGTACATTGCTGGTGTGCCGCTTTTTTCGTATGTGTTTGTTATATCGTTTTGGGTAATAACAAGCCTTGACCCCTCCGCTATTTCTATTTCAGGGGCACAGAAAAGTTTTATTTCCTGTGCAGTTTTAAATGCGCCGTCCTGTTCAGAAACTTTTGAAATTGTCTTAAAGGATATCCTGCATGGTATATCTTTGGCTAAGACTACATCATTTTCTATTTCGGTTATTTTGGTAACTTCGTTAAACACGCTTTTATTTCCGTACACAGTCATTCTGCCGTTCCACATGCTTGTAATTGCATTCTGAATCTGGATAGCTGTTGGCGTTTTAATCCTCATTTACCACACCAGCTTTCTATATCTTATCAAGCAATTGTAATCAGGGGAACGGAGTTCGTTTACCATTTTAAGAAATCTTTGCTCTGCTGTTGATGTTCCGTTAATGTTGAAATCAAGTTTTACATCTCCTTCCGAAATTGACGAACACGCTACCTCAAAATCAAAACTATCCGGCAAACTTCCGCTATTATATTTTTGATATAGGAACTCACCACATACGCTATGTATGAATGTATGTTTTAAGTCTTTAGGTATTTGAGAAATGTTGCAAAACCCTTTTATATGCTGTTCAACATTATCAATAATAAGATTTAGAATCATCTCATCAGAACCGTCAAATTCGTTGTAACCATAACTTTCAAGTGCTGTGTATATTTCATCTAACATATCCGTTCCCCTTTTCTGTTACGCTAATTTAACCTTGCTAATAATTAGGCTTTCAGGATACGGGAGAACCGGAATAAATACACCGCTCGCTTTTGTCCAAACCGCTCTCGGGTCTGGTGTCTCCCACTGCGTTAAGGTAATGTACTGCTGACTTGACTTTTCTGTATAAGGTCCCATATCCTCCTCTTCGGGAGTGGGTCCCCAAAGTCCGGTACCTATAGAACCGTCTAGACTTTGAAATAAAATAAATACATCTTCATCTATATAACGCTTTGTCTTGTATTTGTCTTTTGTGATTTTATATCTGTATCTATCATCGTTTACAGTTATTGTAAAGCCAAACATATTACTGAGCATTGTATTAAGCTGACCGAGCGAAACAAAAGTTCCAACTCCATTTACACCATACATAGCCGTCTGTACTGCCTTATTTTTGCATATCAAGGTTACTATCTTATTACTTGCAACACATCTATTAACAGTATGACCGTTTTCTTTCGCAGTATCAATCATTGACCGTATGTCCCCTAAAATATCAGCTTCGGGAGAACTCCAATCTACTGACATTCTATTTTCTTTAGGCACTCCATAATCAATGGTAAAATCAAGATTATTTTCCTTGACTGTCAACTTACCAGTTGATAACGCTTCCATTTTTGCCACTTCAGTTCTTGTTTTTACGTTATCAGCAAGACGACCCATATCGTCAAATACATATGAAACCAATGCTTGCTCTGATACTCCGGTCTTTAAATACATTCGAGTTTTTTCAGACTGATTAATCTTTTCTTTAATCAATAATTTCTCAATAGTTACCTTTTCTAACGTTGGTCTTGTGCCTATTGCCGCTTCTGTATCAAAACCATGTACTTGCGCCATTGTTGGCAGGTTGAGACCGTCAGTCAGTCTAAAATACTCAGCTTCTAAGTGCTGTGTTTTCAGGTCAGGAAATAAAGTGTCCCCTAAATAGTTTCTCTGTATAGACAGATTTTGCGAAAATGACAATCTGTCTTTGTCTGAAATTAATTGTAAAATATTCATTTATAGTCCTCCTATACTAATTCTATTGGTACAGTAATCACAGCTGTATTTGTGCCGTCTGATACAGTGCAATCAACCGTTGTATTACCTGCCGTTACCTTAGTTGCTGTAACCTTATGAGTTGAAGACGACAATGCAACTGTAGCTACTGCCGAATCAGTGTTGCTGTCATCAATAGCAGTAATGGTTAGCTCACCACTTCCGTAGGCTATATCGCTACCGCTGAACGCGGTTGTTCCTGCTGTATACTCTTTGGGTTCAATTGGTTCTCTCATGATTACAGGTTCGTCAACAAAAACAAACCCCAATGCTGTAAGTGCTGTTTTTGCCGCCGAACTCAACGGAG